TTTAAAAAGTTTCCAGAAAGAAAATATGTGTCTGACCAAATAGTAAACGGAAAAAATTATAGATCTGACAATTGTTATGATCTGTTTGCAGTTGGGCCTTACCAAACATTAGATCAAAAAAGATATTTATCTGAAGATTACTATTTTTCTAGATTATGGACGGAAGAATGTGGCGGTGAGATATGGGCAGACCTTGCAATGCCTTTGACACACTTTGGCAATCGTGCATATAAAGGACATGTTGGATCTTTAATAGCAAAAAAAAATGATAATAAATAACAAAATAGCTTATATTCACATACCTAGAACAGGCGGAAGAATACTTTGTAGTAATTTAATGTTAAATTATAAAACTACATTATACTCTTGGAACGCTTGGGTTGATTTTAGTAACCTATCAATACAAAAAAATCATCAACCAGCATCTATGTATGAAGACAAGCTTACAAAATTTACTATAGTTAGAAACCCATATACTAGATTTTTATCCACACTTAAAGAATTAGTAGACCAAGGTTTTAAATATTCTGATGAGAGCACTTTGGATGATTTATTAAAATTTATAGATGATGATAAAAACTTAACTAATATTGGGTCATGGCTATTGCCACAGAATAAATTCATAGATGAGGGTACAAAAATATGGTTTTTTGAAGATGGACTAGAAAGTATGACATTTCACAGCTGGTTAGAAGAAAATGTGGGTATATCCCTAAAGAAAAAAACTAATAAAATAAACTCAAAATTTAACCCTCTAGTAATTAATGATGACCTTAGATTATCACAATATTTTGTAGATATGGTCAAAGATATATACGCAGAGGACTTTAAAAAATTTAACTATACTCCCTAAATAATCAATAGTATATTGAGAAAATGCCACTAGTAAATTTTAGACCAGCGCCAGGTATCAATAAAGAAGTCACTGACTATACAGGTCAGGGTAAGTGGACTGATGGTGATATGGTGCGATTCTTTCAAGGCTCTGCTCAAAAAATCAAAGGTTGGGAAAAGTTTATTTCAACAACTTTAGTGGGTGCAGCAAGAGATATGCACAATTATGTAGCTTTAGATGGCACCCGATACAATGTCATAGGTACAGACCGTAAACTTTATATTATTGAAGAGGGTAATGCATTTGATATTACACCTTTAAGAAAAACTTCAAGTAGTTTATCTAACCCTTTTACAACTAATGCAACTACAACCGTGGTTGTTACAGATACAGGACATGGTGCTACTAAGGGAGATTTTGTTACATTCGACTCTTTCTCAGCTATCGATGGTTTAGATATGAATGGTGAGTTTGAAATTCAATCTATCGTAAATACTGCAGCATATACCGTAACAACATCTGCTGCGGCCTCAGGATCTACAGCGTCTGGTGGTGGTACAGGTAATGCTAAATATCAAATATCTATTGGACCTGAATTCTCCGTACCTGCGTTTGGTTGGGGCACTGACACATGGGGTGCAGGAGGTTGGGGCAGCCCATCCACCACATCTAATGTTACTCTTGAAGCAAGACAATGGTCACTTGATAATTTTGGACAAATTTTAGTTGCAACTGTTTTAAACGGTGGTGCTTTTGAGTGGGATCCAGATGACGGTGTAAGCACTAGAGCATCTGCTATCACTAATGCTCCTACTGCCTCTAGACTTGGTTTAGTTTCTACACCAGATAGACACATTTTGTTTATGGGTACAGAATCAACTATAGGAACACCTGGCACGCAAGATGATTTATTAATTAGATTTTCTAGTCAAGAGGATAGAAACACTTATCAACCTACAGCAGAAAACACAGCAGGGTCATTACGTATTGCAGACGGATCAAGAATCGTAGCTGCAGAGAGATCAAGGGGACAGATACTTGTGTGGACAGATACGTCTTTGCACGCTATGCAATTTATAGGACCACCTTTTACTTTTGGTCTAAGACAGCTAGGTCAAAACTGTGGAATCATAGGTAGTCATGCTGCAGTGGACATAAATGGTGTAAGTTATTGGATGTCACAAGACTCATTCTTTTTATTTGATGGTTCAGTAAAAAAACTACCTTGCACAGTTGAGCAGTTTGTTTTTAACAACATAAATCAAACAGGTTCTGAAAATGCTTTTGCAGGTCACAATGGTGAGTTTAATGAAATAATGTGGTTCTACAATAGAACAGGATCTAATCAAATTAATGCTATCGTAGCTTACAATTATTTAGAACAGACATGGTGGACCGGCACCCTATCTAGGACTACTTGGACAGATAGAGAGGTTTATGATAATCCTGTCGCCACAGAATATTTTGAAGACACAGTCGCAAATAATGAAGTCATTTCTGGATTAACAGATGGTGCAACTCAAGTATTTTTACATGAAACAGGTAATGACGCAGATGGCACAGCAATAACAGCCTTTGTAAAATCTGGTGTCGTGCAGATAGCCGAGGGCAATGATTTTGCTTTTGTATCAAAAATAATACCTGACATAGAAAATCAAGCTGGAACACTTAATGCAAAACTAGAATTTAAGAATTATCCTAACAATAGCACCAGCGTTACAAAAACAACGAGCTTTACAGATACAACAGACTTTGTAAGTTTAAGAGGTAGAGGTAGAGAATTTACAGTAAACATTGTATCTAATACTACTGGTACAGCATGGAGACTAGGCACACAACGTTTTGACATACAGCCTGATGGCAGAAGATAATAATCTTACCATAGATAAAAGAACCTTTGCTACTTCATTCTATGAGATGAAAGTAGATTATGATCCGTCACCTGTTTTAAATTACCTCAAATCTAAACACATGCATAAAGAAAATATGCTCACTAGTTTTTTTGAGCATAAAAACATTTTACAAGAGGATCAACTCAAGGGTTTTAAGGATCACATAGATAGACACGTATTTATATTTGTTAAGAATGTACTAAACAAAAACAGTTTTGTATGTGAGAGTTCTTGGTTTCAAATGTATCAGGTAGATTCTTATCATCCAGTGCATATTCATGGTATAAGTGACGATGAGTGGTCATTAATATATTATTTAAGTGCTAGTGAAAAATCATCAGATACTTATATTTACTCACCAGGTTATCCATATTGTCATGGAGATAACAAAAAAGTAAAAGCTGAAACTAATAAATTTGTTTTTTTCCCATCTTACTTACCTCATGAGGTACAGCCTAACAAAGATAATGAGAGAGTAATCTTATCTGCTAACATTACAGTCAAATGATAATTTATGATAACATTTTAAACGTTGATACTTGTAATTCTTTAATAAACGATTTTGAAAAAAACAATGATTACCACATAAAATATAGAGATACTTTTATTTTACCTTTACAAAACAATGAAAATAAATTTATAAGTAAACTCTCTTATATTTATACATCTTATCTAAACTCAAAATCGCTATTATATGTGCCTGAAAAAATAGAAATTGTAAAATGGCCAGAAAATTCTGAGCAGCCAGTGCATAAAGACAATGTTAGATCCTCAACTAAGCTAACTTCAATTACTTACCTTAATGATGATTTTATAGGGGGTAAAACTTGTTTAGAAAATGGCATAGAAATATCGCCTAAAAGAGGTGATGTGATTTTTTTTGATGGACAAGAATATGAACATTGGGTTACAAAAGTAGAAAAAAATACAAGATATACACTAGCAATGTGGTATACTAATAATTTAGATTTGATATACATATAAAATGGCTAAATTAACAATAACAAGATTTCCTGATCCTAGAGATGATTATGAAAGAGAGCAATTTGCGGAACTAGTTAGACAGTTAGAGGACTTAGTTTTGCAACTTAACAGCTCTTACACACAAGACACTCAAGAGGAGTCTACAAGAAGAAGTTGGTTTTTTTCGAATGGCTGATGTTTTTAAAAGATTTATCACTAATGTAACCACAACAGATTTGACCACGGTGTTTACAGTCCCTACAGCAAACGTTGCTGCAACACCACCGGTTCCAGTTTCAACATTTATTGTCAAAACTATCAATACTCATAATTATGATGGTTCTAATGCTGTTACAGTAAATGTAGATCATAATAATGGTAGTGCAGATTTTCAAATATTTCAGGTCGATGTTGCGGCCTCTAATACTAACACAATAAGCACTAGCATGGTTTATCAAGAAGGCGACTCAATGAAAGTGCAAGCAAACGCTGCATCAAGAGCTATGATTGAGGTCTCAGTATTGGAGGTAAAACAACAACAATAATGTACGTATTAACAGATGTCCCTCAGGACTTATTAAAAATATTAGATGACTGCATAAATGAGAAGGATCTAATGGCACTAAACAGTGACTTAGCTGGTAACATAAAACATGAATACGCCATACCAAAAGGTAAAGCAGCAATATCTCCCTTCTTAATGCAACTAATTATAGAACACCAAAAGAAATATCCTGATTTTTTTAAAAAAGCACACTCAACCCTTAATCATAGACCTTGTGAGGTAGAACTTTTTAATTTGTGGGTAAACTTTCAAAAAAAATATGAATTTAATCCTATGCACGTTCATGACGGACTTTATAGTTTTGTTATTTGGCACAAGGTGCCTTATACAATTGATAACGAAAAACAAAGATTTACTAGTATGCGAGAAAAAGACATAAGAGCTGGCATGTTTTCGTTTTTTTATACTGATCCGTCAGGCAAAGTTACACAAGAGGCATTGCCAGTAGACAATAGCTGGGAGGGCAAAGTTGCCTTATTTCCTGCTATGTTAAATCATATGGTATACCCCTTTTATACATCAGATGATTACAGAATATCTATATCAGGCAACCTAGGCTTTAAGATATAAACCTATTGATTTCATAGCTTTTCGTCTATAAAACTATACTATGGCAAAGATTGTAGACGAACCTGTACTCCTACGTCATGAAATAATAAATGGGAAAAAAGTCCCAGTATATAGTGCAAAAGTAGAGACTACAGTTACAAATACAAAAACAGGACATGAGTATAGTAGCCACGAAGAAGTGGATGCTGACATCGCCAACCCTGCAACAGATACTAAAGAAGAAGATATACGTAGAGATGTGCATGTGATTGCACCAAATTTATTTAGTGGAGCAGCTACTGGGGATGAATAATGTTAAAAAATATATTTAAAAGCGCTAAGAAACTTCTAAAGAACCCCTTGGTTCAATTAGGTATAGGTGCTTTTTTACCTGGTATGCTTCCAGCCAGCATGGGTATTCTAAGAAACCCCGCTCTTGTACAAGCAGGTATAGGATTATTAGGTGGGGACAAACCTGAAAACGTTATTAGAAATTTAGGCATAACCGCTTTATTAGGTGGTGGCTCCAATGTTCTTCAAGGAGGGACATTTGGAGAGGGTGTAAAAGCTCAATTTGCAACGCCCACCACTACACAAGTACAAAAAGGTGTACCAGGTAGTAAGGAGGGTCTTGTAGACGTAACCACTAAAAATCCTATTCAAAAAGTTATAGAAGAAGCAACAAAGGGTACCTTAGGTGGGGAAGCAGGAACCGGTGAAGGTGGCGGCATAAGAAATTTCTTTGGTAAATTAGAGCCTAGTGATGTGATAAATGCACTGACGCTTGGCGTGGGTTTATACGGTGCCTCGCAAGATCCTTCTTTACAAGATGTAAATGCACAAAGCATTCAAGGTTTATTAGATAAACAAAAAGAATATAGAGACTCTTTAGAAGCTAGTCGTTTTCAAAAATCAGGTGGTATAGCAGGATATGCAATTGGCGGTAAGAAAACAAGCATAGGAATAAATAGAGAGACTGGCGAACCAAGTGGCATGGTCACCGGACCAGGGACCGGCAAAAGTGATTCTATTAGGTTTGTAAGTGGCGGTAATAAAGTGCCTACTGATATTAGTAATGGAGAATTTATTTTTACAAAAAGGTCTGTCGATGAAATCGGACCTGATAAATTATATGCGTTAATGAATGATGCAGACCCCGAATCTGAAACAAAAGAAGAGGGCGATGCGAGAATGGCAGTAGCATAATGGCAACATTAGAAGAATTAAGAGCACAATATTACGCTGACCTGATGAAAACAGGTCAAGATCTCATTAGTAATTTACCACCTCTACCAAAAGAAACTGTTGAGCCTCTATCTGGAGCTGAACAACAAGCTGTAGATTTAGCAAGGACAAGCGTAGCCGGTAGACCAGATTTCTTAAATATGGGTGTTGGATCTTTAGGACAAGCGTCTTTGTCTGCAGCAAATGCTGCTACACAAGCACAACAATCCACAGGTATGTTCGATCCCTCTACCATTCAACAATTTCAGAACCCGTTTCAACAGCAGGTAATCGATGAGTACACCAAAGAAATGCAACGTCAGTTTAATGTTCAACAAGCAGCTAGAGATGCTGCAGCAGTTCAACGAGGGGCTTTTAGCGGTGACAGGCGAGATGTTTTAGATGCTGAAGCTGCAACAGGTTTTCAAAGACAATTAGGACAAGGTATCGCTGGACTTTTATCTAGCGGTTATCAACAAGCTCAAAGATCGGCGTTACAAGCTTTTGAAAATCAACAACGTAGAGGTCAATTAGCGGCTCAAAACTTAGCAAACATAGGAAGATTACAAACAGGTGTTGGACAAGTGTTCGGACAGTTTGATCCTATTGCTTCTGGAGTTTTAGAAAGAGATGTGAGCACACTGGCAAGAATAGGTGCAACAGAGAGAGGCATAGGTCAGTCAGAAAGAACAACAGACTTTCAAAATTTATTGAGACAATATAATCAACCGTTTCAAGCTTTATCAGTGCAATCTGGTATTTTAGGCGGCTTTCCTACTTACGATCAAAGCGCACAAGCACAGGCATTCAACCCACTATTAACAGGAATACAAAGCTTTTTTGGATAGGAGTACGCAATGAGTGAATCAGGATTTGACGTACTAAAAGGTTTTGAGCCAGAGGGTGGCTCTATAACCTATGAGCCATACAAACCAATAGTACCTACAGATAAGCCTTTAGAATATGAGGTTGAAAAACAAGCTAAAGATAATATTTCAACAGAACAAGCGATTAGAATTAAGCAAGACACTGATTTGTTTAATTACTACGCTAACATGTATGCTGGTCAAATGTTACCTGTAATACAAGCAGGACAACTTAATATGGATAACTATGCTCAAATGTTAGGTTTAGGCAAAAGGTATAGCCCAGAAGACTTTAAAAAAATAATAGAAGAATCAATAGGTCCAATAGAAGAAACAACACAAGGTAGAAAAATTACAAGGTTTATTGTAGACGCTTTCAATGCTAGGACACCTTATAAGGGTACTGCTGGAGCCCTTGACGTTTATTTACAGTCATTAGGTAAACAATTTGAAAGAGAAGATTTAATAAAAGCAGAAAAATTAAAGAGAAGATTAATGATAGGTGAACTTGCTGCAAAACAAGCAGCGGAGGCTAATGAAAATATTAAAGCAGTAGAGGCAGATTTTTACTTAAAACAAATGGGTTATGATAATAAAACTGCACAAGATTATATGGGATTTACTTCTGACATTTTGAAAAAAATTGCACAGACTAATTTAGATATGGAAGAGGAAAAATTAAAAGCAAGTCTTCACTTTTTAA